AAATGATATAAAACTCCCCAATGTATAATAATATCAAATTTTTTATTAAGATTCCAAGGTTTATCTTGGTCTAAATGTAAAACTTCACAATCAGGATTATTTTCTTGAATATGTTTAATAAAAGATTTATTTCCATCAGAAAAGGTTACCTTCGATTTTAATATTTCTTGAAAATGTTTTCCAATATGGCCATAACCACACCCCAATTCTAAAATAGATTTGTTTCTAAAAAAATCTTTTTCAAATATTTCTTCAATTTTTTTTATTCTGTTTTCTCTCCAACCAATATAATCGCCTTGGAATAAATCGCTTTCACTCAATCCGAATAAGTTCATACATTACCTTTATACTGTTCAATAAAATAATTTAAATCTTCTGGTGTACCAATACCCCACATCTTTTCAATATTCTTAACACGAATCTTTTTACCATCTTGTATGGCTTCATTGAAAACTGGACAAACGTAGAATTCATTATTCGTTCTAATATTTTTTTCAATCATTTGTTCTGCATATTTAACATAGTCAGAACCTTTTTTCCAGAAATATACACCAACTGTGGCATTATCGGAGATTGGTTTCTTTTCTGCAACTTCAGATACGAATCCATCATCACCAATTTTTGCATACGACCATTTAGGATGTGTCGCTTTAAATGTTAAAATGCCGCCATCGATTGCATCAGCGTTAAATGCGTACATGCACTCATTAGAATTCCACTCTACAAATTGATCTGAATTGGCCATAACTAGTGGTGCATCATTGTCGATAAACTCTTTTGCGAGTAATGTTGTACAGGCTGCACCTTCAGTTAGACCTTCTACTTGTACAATTTTACAATTTGGTGCAACTAAGTTTAGTAAGTATTTTAAGTTGTACTTTTCATAATGTTCTTTTTGCACAATGAAAATATAATTAGCTTCGATGTTTAAGTTTTCAACTACAACTTGAATCATCGGTTTACCATGAACTTCGATAAGAGGTTTTGGAAAAGTATAACCAGCTTGCGAGAACCTAGAACCTGCACCTGCCATAGGAATTAAAACATTCATCTTTTTATTTCTCCACGGCACACTCTTCTCAACATTCTTTAATTCAAACTCTTCAATCATGTTCATGAATTTATTTCCATTCAATTCGTAAGCATCAGAAACAGGATATAGGTGAGCGCCAGAATCTAAAGCACCTTGTCTACCAATATGACTATCTTCAACAATGATTGTATTTCTAGGTAAAATACCTAGTTTACTCATACATTTCCAATACATTTCAGGAAATGGTTTAGGTTTAAATACATCTTCATTACTCACATAGTAATCTACATCATTTAGAATGCCTAGAGAATGTAAAGCAATTCTTACAGTTTCACGTATACTGTTTGAAGCAACTGCAATTTTCCAACCTTTGAGTTTTAACTGTGATATAATATATTGTATTGATGGATTTTTTGGCACATTAGATAATAATTTAAAAGTGGCAGATTGTTTATCTTGCCAAATCTGGTCAAATTTATCTGCTGGTAAACCTTTTGTTTCAGCCAACAGTTTAAGTTTTTTGGTGGTATTTAAACCATCATAGGTACTCAAATGTTCTTCACGACTAATAACATATTCTTGGCCAACTTTTTGTAATGCCTCGTTCAAGGCATCATAATGTAATTCTCTCGAATCAATTAAAACACCATCAAGGTCAAAAATAACAAGTTTATTTTGCATCACGGTGTGCCTTGTTATGTTTAACGATTGAATTGGCATTACATTTCCACTTGGCACTTGTACGCATACGCAAAGACCATTCTACATCTTCAGCTGTACCCCAAGTCATTTCTTCATTCATAGGGAATTTTTTATAGAAATCTTTTTTAACAATCATGTAACCACCAGATTGATACATGCAATTGGTGTGTGACCATTCATCATAAGGCAAGGCTGAATATCGTGGGAAAATAGGAGAATCCCAAACAACCCAATCTGTAAAGTGGCGTTTACCATTGATTAACAATTGAGCATTACTACAAACATCCCAATCATCACCAAACTCTAAAAAGTTTTTGTACCAGTCTTTGTCGAAGGTATAGTAGTCATGCATAACAACCACATTATCATATTTTGCGGAATCTACAAGAATATTTTTCTTGCGAGTAATCCATCCTTCTTTTTGACTTTCATCAAAAACTATGGTGTTTTCAAATGCATCGGTTTTAGGACCAATTAAGAGTATTTCATATTTGGGAATATTTAAAGCCTTAATTGAATCAATCACCTCTTGAATTTGTTTATTATCTTCGTATAATGTTAAAATTCCAAAACTAAATTTCATGCTAACTCCAATATGTCATCTACCGTATGTCTAATTAAATGATTGTGTATCAAATACTCATACGCATTTTCTGTTTGTTGTGTATTTCTTAATGATTTATATTCTTTCATATAATTCAAAAGTTGTTCGTCATTATCATATGTAAATCCATAATCACTCATCAAACTTGCACCAGCAATATTTCTTGATGCCCATGGTGTACGGTTCAACATAGATTCTAAAAGAACCAATCCGAATCCTTCTTTATGTGAGTGCATGATATAGAGGTCTGCCTCACTAATTGCGGACATTACATCGTTACGATCTTCAATCATTAATGGTTTTACGAATTCGGATTCTTCAGGCATTATATTATGACGATTATCGTAACCAGTTAATACCAAAGTCACATCATCTCTACCAACTTGATTAAAAGTATTTACCAATTCATGCATGGCTTTATTTGGCCAATATCCACCGCAAGATAAGAACATATATTTGGTTTTAATACCATATTTCTCACGGAAACCTGGCATACCAGTAGAAATTTTCTCATCAATGCCATGACGTACACGTTTTGATTTATATCTAAAAGTATTATTTGTTACATAGTTCCAATCTTCTTTTGTTGAACAACCAATGTACTTAACATGTTGTATTGCGAATTTATAAGTATCGCTTTCAGAAGGTACGATCAACATGAATAACATTGGTGATATAAGTTTATTTGAAACTCTTAGTACAGCATCTTGTAAACCAACATCACCACCATGAACAACAATCAAATCAAATTTCTGACTAAAAATTGTACCATCGCTTGTAACTTTAACACCATTTAAATCACCTTTATGTTCGCCAGCAAATACTGTAACGTCATGGCCTCTACTTAACGTTTCTTCAGCCATATCACGAACATAATTTTCAGAACCACCTGGATAAGGTGCATAACGATGTACTACATATAGAATTTTTTTCATCCGTATGTCTTTTCAATTATTTTTTTGATAGTTGCTGGTGATCTATCGTATTGGTGTACTATACAGAATTCTTTCCCTTTTGAAGTGGTTAATTTATTACTAAAAAATTTAGGAACAGGTTCTAATAAATTAGGTCTAAACTCTTCAATTTTTCTAGGATCTCCCGTAGTGCCTAATTGTGCTGCCCATCCATCTTCCGATTTCATATACATTGAAGTGTCAGTATATGGATGTTGCATGATCATAAAGTTGAATGTTGATTGATCGCAAATTGGAATTGGACGGCCTAGTGCAGCTGCAAATATATTCAAACACAAATCTTTAATGGCATCAGCACGACCACCTAAAACACCCACGTTATATATTTCGTTGTTTTTAAATCTATCATAAATGAAATGACCGTAAGTTTCAAGTAGATTTTGATTACCCCAAGGTTCATCTTTGTACTTAATGCTCTCAGAAGCGAACACTAGGTTTTTACCTTCAACAAGATTTTGATCAAGCCATTCGCAAGGATCGCTTTGAAATACCACATCTTTCACATCTGTGGTAACAACATAACGATAGTTTCCATTAGAAATGTGATTATAGATATGAACAAATCTTTCTACGTGAACGGGAATTCTAGATTCGTATACGTAAGATTTTGTTTCTGGATTTTCTTTGCCTAGTACTATGACTTGAAAGCCTTTTTTCATTAACTCATGTGCGGCTTTGTATGATATGTTAAGGGCGATTAATGTTTTCTCGCCTTTAAATCCCGATTGAATGATTGAGTTAGCCCAATATTTGAGTTGATCCCAATCATAATTTGTACTACATCCGATTATTAAATCTTTCATTGCAACTCCCATTATAATATATTACTTAGTCTTTTTATACCCTTTAAAAGAGGCAATATTTTGACCTGGTGTGTCATTAAGATACTTCTTTACCAGTTCATCACTACCATCCTCACCTGCACCTGCTTTAGATTTCCATTCTTGTGCTTCGGATACACTCTTATGTAGTTTTACACCTGTAACCTGTTGGACGAGTTTCCATGCATCAAGTTTCTTATTATTTGATATCAATGATTTTAACTTTTTCTTCTGTTCAGCTGAGGCAATATTATGAAATTTAACTAATTCCATTACGCCAATATTGCCAGTATAAGAAGCTTCGTCTAATTTTTTATTATTCATTTCTTGTAAGTGCTAAAATTTTCTGTATTTGAGCTTCAATGGTTGCCTTACGATTTGGCCAATAGATATATTCTTTGTCAGCAGTTTTTAACAACTTAGTGAAGAATGGTAAAACCAATTTCTCAACTTCTTTTAATCTTGTAGAATATTCATCTACAGTATCAGCCTTCTCATTGATGACCGCATTGTAGTCCTCTTCAGATACGGCAGAGAACCCAAAATCATCATCGCCATATTCGGCTAAAATTTTATTAATATCGTATGCCATTATTTACTCCATGCCTTAGCTGCGTTAAAGTTAGCCTGACTGAATTCCATTCTATCAATCAATTTAACTGCATTACCTTTTAATCTATCTACCGCAACAAAACCTTCTGGTGCTGTAATTCTAAAACCATCGTCTGTTCTTACAAAAGTACCAATAGAACGAATAGTTTCCAGTTTACGAACAATCATAAGTTTTGCATCAACTAACAAGTTCATTAAATCAAAAATGCTTTTAAGTGTTGGTGCAGATGCACGGAAGAATCTCATAACTTCAGTTTTTTCCGATATGTATTTCTTTTTACTATCTTGTCTTTTGACTTCTTGTATCTTTTTATTTAGTTGTGATTCCACATACTTAATTAATTCAATGGTGTGACTACGAGTATCTGTAATCTTTTTGCCTTCACGAACTTTGCTATTATTAAATGTTTTGATATATGTCAGCAATACGTCACTTGCTGAAATTCGATTAAGAGTTAAAGCCGGAATACTTTGAAATAAAGTACCTGCTTGTGATAGTATTCTTGATATTTGTTTTGTTTCGGCTTCTGTAAATGTTGCTGAGCCTGAAGCATCTGTGAATGAAGCATCACGATACCATACATTTTTTGTAGTTTTAAGTCCACCAAGGTTGACATTGAATGTTGCTTTCATATCTTCCATGGTTTTACCAGAATATGTTGTATGAAATACCACACCAATTTGAGCAGCCATCATTGATTGTGCTAATTTAGAAGATGTTGGTACTGCATAAACAATTGTGTTTGGTTGAAATGTGATGTATGATTCACCATCAATGGTTTCCTTTTTAAGGTCGCCTCTAGTAAACATCATATCACCTTGTAGTATACCTTTAATGCCTAATTTTGATAGATGTTCTAACGCATACTTCAGTTTATTATTTAAACCTTCAGTAGGATGATTTTCATCAATATCATTATCAGTATAGTTTAACTTTGCATTTTTATTGAAGATTGATTTTGTACCAACAAAAAATTTACCATTTTCTGGATTTACTCCACAGAAGATAGCGGGAGCACCGTCCCATTTTGTGGTGATATTAACTTTAGATTCGGCATGGCCTGCCAACATATTTCTTAGAGATTGTAAAAAGTTAATTGCACTACGAACACCGGCAACTCCTCCATTGAGAACTTCATCCTCAATATGTTCTAGGTGTACATTTTTACCTTCTTTTGATTCCTTTAAAAATTCTGTAAATTTCATTTTAGCTATACTTTATGAATATACTACTATTTTTTGTGGCAGAAGATGCATACTGAAACATGTATGAGCATAGACCATCCATCTTTTTATTTTGAATCATAGTGTAAACAAGATTAACACCTATGTATTTTGACATCCACCAGGTTTTATCTCTTTTTTGGCCAGATTTTGCTTGAGCAACTAAATTAGGAATAGTTTCTCTGCTGCCTGATAACTCTTTAAACATCATTGCAAATTTTCTAAATTGTTCTTCGGTAGGCCTATCAATAGGTGTTTGTCTTGGCTCTGACAATTTACTACTTTGAATTCCAGTATTTTTTGCACCTTCCATAATTATTCCGCCACCAATCTTACCACCTGCGGCCGTTTTACCTTTAATCTCACCTTGCCATGATGATGGATCAGGACGACTAGAGAAATTCCTCAATTGTATTTCTCCATCTTTTCCTTCAGACTTAAACTTAATGTAAATATCTTTAGAATCTAACATGTTAATTCCAAGTTTTACTCCTGTAAAACTGGCAACCAATGGTTTACCATTGTTAAAGATTTTTGAGTGGGCTGATCCTTTAGGATCTAGCTTCTTTAATGAGATACCCATTAATTCTTTTTTAGCAAATGAATCAAAAATATATCTATTATAATCTCTCAATGTTGGCCATCCACCTTTGAATTTAAAATCTTTTCTGACCATCCATATATCAGCAGGATTCCATTTATCATCTCCTGAGATACCACTATCTTTTTTAAATTTACGCCATTCATCGTATATTGAGTTGACAAATTTACCGCCACGATAGAACTTATATCTTTTTCCAGATTTTGCACCGGGAACATCGATGAATATTTGATTAGCAGTTTTAACCACACTAATGAACCAGTTACCATCTAAAGATTTTAAACACTTATCTAACGATCTATCACAGTCAGCATCACCAATAGTTTTTGAAGTTATTTCAGATACGTCAGTAAGGTCTTTTCCAAGATATTGTCTTGTGGCACAAGCATAGGCTTGCAAACTTTCAGCTAACGCTGTAACTTCTGCACCTGCTCCTGATTGTCCGTCTGCCATTTAATACTCCGTTTGTTTATTAAGAGTATTTATCCTATTATATTTAACGGATAATGTCAATAGGTTTATCACCAGTCCATACTTCTTGTTCAGTCCTAATGCGATTTTCTGTTTGAAGTGTTGTAAATCTACTACAGGCTTTGTTTCTCCACCACTTGACAATGTTTTCCAAGTGATGTTTATCGTAATTTTCTTTGTTTTTGATGAGTTTATCTGTCTTACCAAGAACCACATCTTTCATGTTACTAAAACCATAATCTGAATAATAGTATCGTTTTCTCTGAGTAAGACCTTTGGCTTTATCAATACTCAACATAAATCTATCATATTCTTCTTTATCATTTTTTAATGCAGATTTGGTCATTCCAATGATTGTATTGATAATCTTTAATTTGCGACTTGATGCATTTTCTGGTACGATTGGACCGCCTTCTATTTCTTCCACAAAGTTTTTAATATCTTCGTATGGTTGTCCGTTCATCATAGGTAAAAAGTTAGACTCCGTTAGACCTTGGAATCTTAGGTAAGGTTTCATGCCATCATATTGCGACACAGTTTTAGATGTACCATACAAACTAGTAGTTTCAAATAGACAAGTATTCATGTCGTATTTTTTATTCAACATCTCACGAACTTCATGTGAACAACAGATAGCGGCCAACAATTTACCACCAAGATAATTAAAACCAAATGGTTGTGCAGGTACAATCACAAAGCCCATTGCTGTTGCTTTGTTAAATGATTTAGTTGTTTCTGGTAGATTTGTAATTACTTGATCTAGTAATTCGTTTCTTGGCTTCATCATAATCGTTGGAGAACCAATACGAATAAAGCCAACCCACTTCTGAGTGTTCTTTTCTAATACTGCTAGTCTAAGATTTCTGCCAGGTGAAGATAAGTTATTGTGTGAAGAAATAATATCCAAGTAACCAGACCATCTATCAGCCGGTAACTCCACTATTTCAAAATCCATATCGTTAGGTGATACTGTAAAATCTGAAAATAAATCCTCTTCAGGTCCCATACCAAATAATGATCTTGGTCTTGTTGATAATGAATTTAGTTTTTCATCTCGCATGTAGTCATCGATTCTTTCAAACCTATCGAAGTAGTCCGAAAAAACCTTTGAACAATGTATGGCTTGTTCTTTGTTCATCTGTATTGTGATAGTAAAGCGTCTTTGCCTATTTCAAACATACCTACAGCACCTATAACGTCCTGACTGGCCACATAGATTTCGATTTCGCCTTCTGAATCTAAAGCAGAAACAACAAATTCTTGTACTTCACCTTTGACGAATCTATCTCTAAGTGTATCAATGATTTCTAAAAAATCATCACGATCTTGTTTTTTAACTTTTGATTCTTTGGTTTCAAGTGGGACTATTTTCATACTTTTATTCCTTCAAATTTAGAATTAAACTTACGTTCACGATTACCAAAAGTATTGAGTGGTTCACTATCTTGTCCTGATTGACCTGAATCTGCAATACCTACTTGAGCAGATTGCTCTGCATCATATAGCCTCATTTTACTTCTATCAATACCAATAACAAATCGTTTGAAGTGGTTTGGATCACCAAAACGATTCTTCAATTGTTTTACCATAATTTGATTTAACTGTTCTAATTCTTCAGTAGAGATCAAAGCAAACATAAAATCAGCCGTTGCAGGTAAACCAAAAGATTCTGAAGTATCTTCTAGACCTGGATCGGTGTTTGTAAAACCACTTCTCGTAGTTTGTGTTGCAGACACCACAGGCACCGCAAACTCAACTGCAAGTCCTCTGAGTTCTTCAGCAATGGCCTTAATATAAGAATACGAGTTTACACTTGCACCAGGTTTAATTCTGGCTGAAGAACATATGTTCAAATAATCAACAAAGATAATATGTGGTTTAAAGTTCTTCTTTAAGTGCAATTCACTCAACAATGATTTAAAGTGTAATGTAGAAGCCGCAGCGGTAGGGTATTCTTTGATAATCAATTTGCCGTGGGTCTTGTTACGCAACACATCAAACTTTCTATCGTAATCATTTTTACTTATGGTGTGAAGTTCTTGCATATCAATGTTCAACAAGTTGGCATCAATTCGTTCTGCAATCTTTTCTTCAGCCATCTCTAAGGTAATATACAATACATTATGGCCTTGGGCAAGACAAGAAGCAGCCACATGGCACATGAATAAAGACTTACCAACGCCTGTACCGGCCAATGCGATGTTGAGTGTCTTTATTGGCAGACCACCTTTGGTGACCTTATTAAACATGTCCAAATCGAATTTGATACGGGCTTCGGTCTTGTGATAGAAATCATACCGATCATTGGAATCTTGAATGTAATCATGACCTACAGATGAATCGAATGATACCCCAAGAGCATCACTCAATAGGCCAGGAATCTCGCCTTTAGATTTGTTATGTTGTTTGTCATCAAGAATCGAAACTGATTCCATGATGGCGTTGTAGATAGCTTTATCTTGACAAAACTTTTCAGTTTGTTCAATCAGCCATTGTTTTTCGGTTGGGTCACTCTTATTATCATTAAGTTCATTAAGTAATGAGATAGAATCTCTTACCTGATCTTCTGATAATGTTTTTGATTCTGTAAAATTAATTACTAGAGATTCGTGTGTAGGTAGATTTTTATATTTGTTAATGAAATCTGTAACTTCATTAAAAACATTTTTCTCTGTTAGGTCATTGAAGTACTCTGATTTTATAAACGGTAAAACTTTACGAGAATAATCGTCATTGTAAATCAGGTTCTTCAAAATTGTTTGTTCTAGTCGGTTCATTTTCTATAATAATTTCTGAGAGTATATCTCCCATTATTGTAACAAATTCCTGATCATATTGCAATAGCTCTTTATCATGTTCACCAGAATAAAGTATATTGTAACTGAAATTTAATTTAGGAATGTTATATTCCATGGTAAACTTGACCGTGCCGTAGGACAAAACTACACCAGTATAATTACCTGATGTAATTTCGACCCACGTGGCAGTGTCATGCGGCGACTGTTGAAATTTATATTTCGGTAAGTTCTTCTTCGTTGGAAATATTCTCTCCCATAATGCTTCCAAAGGATATTGAATATTTCTTTGAAACAAACTCGTTAAACTGTTTATCATTTAATAAATCTTTCCAAAATTCCTTAGTGTTCGTTTCAACTTCACGAAACTTTTTATCACCAATCTCACCAGTTTTTCGATCAACCTTTGCATACCAACCAGCTGAAGGTTTAGCAACAAAGTTACCTTCTAAAGCAACATCAAGTAGACCTGAATACAAGTTGATGCCGCCATCGAAAGATACGGTCACAGGAATTTTAGACTTCTCACGAACATATCGAGATTTCTCAACGTTAATGATGAAGTTATATCCTGATAGTTCGGTACCGGTTTTATCTTGCTGACGGCCGAGTATCCAAATTGTGTCTGATGAATAATAAGAACCTGTACCACCACCAACAATATCTTTAGGGAACATACCAATTTCTTTGTAAGTATGATTTACAACAACCATTGGAATATCTTTAATTGTTAAGTGTGGTGTCACCATACGGAACAAAGACTTCATTTGTTTTGCACGGGACATATCAGCAACTGTCTTGCCATCAAGAGCATCATCAACTTCTTTCTTTGATGCCAAGTTACCAATAGAATCAATAACAATAATCACACGGTCTTTTTTATCTAATTCAGATAATTGTTTCATGATATCCAATTTCAATTCTTCAACATCGGTAATTGGAGTATGCAATACACGGGAGGTATCAATATTAAATGTTTCGAAATACTTTTGTGGAGTACCAAATTCTGAATCATAAAATAATACAACTGCATCTTTATACTTTTTAAGGAAAGCGGATGCCATCAATAAAGCAAATGCTGTTTTGAAATGTTTGGATGGACCGGCCAACATTGTGAGACCAGGTACAAGGCCGCCATCTAAACGACCAGATAATGCCACGTTAATCATTGGCACTTCTGTTTGAATCATATCCTTTTCAGTAAAGAATTTGGATTTGTCAAGAACCGAACTTTCTTTAATAGTCGAATTCTTTTTTAGTTTATCTAATACGCTCATCTTAAAATGAACCTCCGTCAAGTTTAGTAATCTTCGATTTAGGTACTACTTCATTCACTTCATCATCATATTGTATCACAAGTTCATCACCTTCGTCAAGCTCTATTATGTGATCTACCTGATCTTTTTTAGGTTTTTTCTTAGTCTTATTGGCAATCTTTGATCTTGCCTTATAAGTTTTTTGAGCCGCAATTAATAATAACACGGCAAGTGGATCAAATACAATAATGATAGTAATAATTACAGCTCTTACTGCTTTATCTATAAAAGATGGATCACCTTTATCATAAAATAATTCGGCAATATATTTGATAGGACCAATTTCGGCAGCCAATTTATTTTCTTCGGTCAATAAAGGTAACTTTTGTTCGGCTAACTTTTTAAGTTCATTTTGAGTTGTTTGTATTGCAATATCGGTACTGCGAGAGATTGTACTTGGATCATCTCCTGCTCTTTTCAATAAATAATCTAATCTATCTTTAGCAATCTTTTCCTGTGATTCTATCGTTCTTAGTTGTACACTATTGGCTCCTAAAACAATATTGGATTCTAAATGTGCTTTAGAAAGATAACCAAAAATACCCATAGATGTTATCATCATCAATACAAGTGATGCAATTAAAAAATAAGTTTTCAATAATGCACCGGCAGTTTTCCAATTATTATATAGCCAAGAAATAGTAACAAGTTTTGCTACTTCAAGTATACTACCCATAAGCACAATTGGCCAAAATGAACCAGGAAATATTTGAGCCAATCCAATAATTGAATAGAATCCTGCAATTGCCGATAAGCCAATTGCCGTTAAGAAGGTTAAATATGTTTGTATCATGTGAAAAAATCCTCTAGACTACTTTGTTTTTCTACTTTCCAGCCAATACAATCAAGAATAACTTTAATTGGATCAATAAAAGATTTTTCAAACTGCAAATCATAATCGATATATTGATGTATATCAAACTCTTTTGGTAATCTAACAGGATAAGAAATGACGCTATCTCTTACTGTATTAGGAGTTTTTAAGTATGCAAATTTTAACTTCTCACCGTCTTGTATCAAAGGATATTTTTTAGTTAAACCTTTTTCCTTCAACAGGTGATTATAAATGATTGCACCTTTCACATGTATTGGTGTTCCCTTTTTATATAGTGAAACTGAATCCATATACTCTTTAATACCATTAACACCTCTAGGAAAAGATATATCTTCTGGTGGTAATGATTTAAATTCTTCACGAAACTGAGCAATAAATTGTTGTACATCACTTTCGTTTTGCGTAATCATCATCTTAATTACCAATGACATCTTTTCTCGTATGGCGGATGGCGTGGAAGATTTTACCATTTCAAGACCCATAACTTTCATATCGGGTTCATTGTAGGCAACACCTTCGTTATTATATACGTGCATGATATAACGTTTCTTAGCAGTCCATATTCCTTTGTCTGCCAAGGCTTCACGTTTCATTCTCATTTTTTGCGAATACGCATGGACATATGTAGCAAGTTCTTGATAACTCTTGTCAATATAAGGTTGAATTTTATCCTCACAGACCTTATCCATGAAGGAGATAACTCCTGCAGGTCTTTTGTCTTGCGAATACGCCTTATCAACAAGTTCACCAAGACGCAAATATATCGAATCTGTGTCTGAGGCGATAACATAATCTTTTTCCGTTTTTAGTAAATTATTCATAAACAAATTTAATTTATTTTCAATCCAACGAATAGATAACTGGCCTGCCAATGTAACAGCAAGAGCTTGCCTCAAATCATAGAATCTAAAATATTGCGAACCAAGAGCACCATAAGCGGAGTTTAATGAAACCTTTTTAGCTAGTTGTAAGTTATTATACCTAGAAACTAACTTAGCTATCTCCTCTTTCTTTTGAGGATCAGGTTCATTTTCATAATCCTGTTTCGCCTTTAACATCATCTTTTTAAACTTCTTACGATCTTCATACATTTCTTCCATCATTCTTGGTAAGAAACCTTGAACATCAGTTCTAAAAAATTGACCGTTAGGAGTTAATGTCACACCATTTAATCGTGACGTATCAACTTTCTTTTCCAACATCTTTTCGACAGAAACACCATCCATAATAATTTTACGCATTTCATCGGTATAATTTTCTGGCTGAATCAAAGTTTCTGGTGAGATGTTATATTGCATCATCAAGTGTGGATACAAACTATCAAGGTC